TCTTCAAATTGTTTTTTAAACGCTGCTGATTCGCCTGACATTCCTGCTTGTGCAAATAAAGCATCAAAGCCCATAAACTTATTAATATCTGTTCTGCCTGTTGCTTGAATAGCTTCCATTTCTTTCATTGCCATAGCTTGTAACTGTACTACAACGTTTTTAACTTGTGCTTTATACGCCTTACTTACAAATCCTGTCTGACCTGCGCTATTCTTACTTCCTCCAAATAGCTGGGCTATTGTACTACCTGATTGTCCTTGTCCAAAGTTTTCAGTTAGACTCTTTTCTAGATCTTCTACAAACTTTTTACCTGACTGTCCTCTTTTTAGAATATTATCAAGTCTTTCAATTTCGTAGTTTGCAGCTAGTACTGCACCTTCTAGTCCTTCAAATTCTTCTTTAATTTGAGTTATTCTCTTGTCGCTTAAATCTCCTGCCATAGTGTGAGATAAATCTTTTACTGTTTCTGCTAAAACTTTACCATCTTCTTTTATTGCTGATATTGAAGCATTTAATCTTTTAGTAAAAGGTAACATGTCTACTATGAATTTAGCAGTAAAGAAAGCCATAATAATGCCAAAAGCTAAATTAACTACAGTACCTAAAAATGCAAATACAGGAGCTAGTCCTGCTGCCATTACTCCTACTCTTGCAATACCTGCTTGTACCATCAATAACGGTCTAGCCAGTCCTGCTTGTATGTGTGCTCCAGCTATTTTCATATGAGCACCTATAGTCATAGTTGTTTTTTTAGATTCAAGTTGAATTCTTTTTTCTACTGCTATAAAAGCAGCTAGTTTTTGTTTGTTGAACTTTTTACCTAATGCTTGTTTTTTCTGCTCTTCTAATATAAAACTTCTTGTAATTTTTTTCTGCTGTCTAATTGACATAGTTGCAAAAGCTTTTTCTGATATTCCTCTTTTATTAAGAGCTTTGGTAAAGAATTGATTTTTCTTAACTTCACTTGCTCCAAACTGAGCCTCTACTGCTTTAATAGATCTTTTCTGTCTTATTATATGTATATTTAGGGCACGCATTTTTTTAGCTGCAAGATTTCCTGCACTTACTGCGGATGCTCCCATTGCTTGAAAAGAAGGAACAATTTGTTTTAATATACTTAGTGCAAACATACTTACAGCAGTTACTAGAGCTGCGAAGTTATCTGATAAAAAGTCTGCTATACCGCCAAATACTTTTACAACAGGTCCTTGTATACCAATTACAAAATCATTTATTTTTGTCATTAATCTATCAAAGGGATTAAGTAGTTTATCTGCTTCGTCTTCCATAGCCCCAAAGTTAGCAATTAACTGTCTTTGAACTTCTTCAAATACAGCAGCTCTTCTTTGTGCAATAGTGAGTTTTTCTGCGATTAGTCCATTAGCGTTTGCGAATTTTCTTGTAGCAATGTCTAGTCGTAAAATGATACCTAATTCATCCAATAGTTCTGGCTCTGCTTTAGTAACACCTCGAATAAGTCTGTTGAAAGAATCGGTTAAGTCTCTACCTAAAGTAACAGAAGCAATTTTAGCTCCTTCAGCTAATCCTGCTAGTTGTTCTTGGGAGAATCCTGCTGCCATACCGATTGCGGATTGTTGAGCAGCATCTTGAAAGTTTAAAAGTCCACCTGTAGCGGCTCTAACTGCAGCGGTAACGCCCATCATGGACTCTCCAGTTATTTCCCCTAGTGCGCGGAATCCTTTAATTTGATTTTCTACGTTGGCGGCATTTTGAAGTGCACGGAAGGCTGCGCCAACAGCAAATAGTGTGGAAGCTAAAATAGCATAAGACTGTACAAGGCCACCTGTGCCTTGTTGCATACGTGCGAATCCTTTTGTACCTGACTCTACACGTCCAGACATAGCCTGCATATTTCTACGAGTATCTCCCGCAGATTTACCAACTTTGCCTACACTTTTACTAGTCTTTTTAGCTTGTGTGTCAAGCATTTTAAGGCTACCGTCATCGGTAACCTCAAAGGTAATAGTTGCGCCTTTAACTTTTTTCCCTGCCATTATGTTCCTTTACCAACCCTGTGTTTTTGGGCTTCTTGCTTTTTTTTGATTTTTTCGTTTATAAGCTGTGAATGTTCATTTTCTATATGTTTGAAGAAGTACATTGTTTGTTTTGGGTTTTTTATTTCATAAAGGTCTAGATAAGTACTTAATGCACTCATATCTTTTCCTAAGTGATAACCACTCATGCCTTCCCATTTATCTGATAACATTTGGTGTAGAAAAAATGCCTCTCGAACTTCTTGTGGAAATGAGTCCATAGAAGGAGGCATCTTATCAGGATCTGGCTCTTGATTTAATTGTTCACAAACTTTTAAATACTTATCGAGGTCTATGCCTGTGTCTTTAAAAGTTCTCTTTATTAGCGCAAGTATCTGTTCTACTTGCTCTGTGTAAAATTTTCCAGATCACCTATTGTATCAGTAACCCATTGGTCGAAATCGCCGCTATTTTTCATTAATAGCTCTGCGTTATCCTGTGTATATTCAAGTTCATCTTCTAGATTTAGTTGAGATACATCTACCAACAGAAACTCTTCGAGGTACTTGTATTTTAATCCTGTCCAACCTTTAATTATCGCTGCACTATACTGATTTACAAATAGTTCTTCATCTAACGAATCTTCAAAGGCTCTAGTCTTTTTATTAAACTTTTGCTTTAAACACTTATTTCTTAGCTTGAGTAGTTCTTCTCTGCCTAAATAACAAAGTTCAACTGTGAAGCCATCATATCCTGGATAATCTATTCCTACTGTCTTGCTTGGAGTTAATAAACTCTTAAGCGATACTGGTTCTTTTTTTACATTCTGTTCTGTCATTGTTAATTCCTAAAAATGGGAGAGCCGAAGCCCTCCCGAGTTTGTTTTTATTACGACGTGTAAGTTACTTTAACTTCGTTTGTCGCGTTTGCAGCTGTTGCTGATGATAAATCAGTTGCTAGTCCGTGGAAAGCCACGTCTACTGATACTACATCTTCAAAGCTGTGGGCTGGTAATTCTAAATGTGCTTTGCCAACTTCAATATTACATCTTGGAGTGTTGCCACTTCCACCGATGCCAAAGTTTAAATCAAATGCATTAGTAATTACGCCTCTAGACTCTTGCAGTCTTTCAAATAAGTCTAATGACCCATTTGCTGTGTCGTTTAGATAACATGTGAAGTTACCTGAAACTGATCTTGTTCCCATTACATGTCCTAATGGAAGATTAACTGTACCTAGTGTTTCTGGTGTTAGATAAGTAAGATTATTTTCAATCGTAATATTACCACCTGTTAATGTAACACCGTATGTTACATCATTACCGTCTACATTTAACGCACCTAATGTACCTGTTGATTCTGATACATCAAAGCTAATTGCTAAGTCTGTTAATTTTTGTCTTATAAAGTTACTTGATGAACTTATGCCTTCGTTTACTATACCTAAAGTGGTAGTTCCAGTTACACTATTACCTGAATCAGTAGCTCTAGTTTCTAGAGTTGCTACTTCTTCTACAGATTTACCATTTCCAGACCAAGCAACTTGTGCTAATCCTTCAATATCAAAGTCTACAGAAGCTGATCCAATGGAACAGTCTGATACTTTATAAACGGTTACACCGTCTGTACCTGTAGTGTAAGTATTACCTTCACTATCCTTAGACGCTCCTAATACAAAGAATAAGTCAAATACACCAAGTGTTACTTGGTTAGAATTTGCAAAATTAAACACATTAGGCTCATAGTCAGTCATAGTGCCTGTTGAGTCTGATCCTGTTCCTTTGTCATAGTCTTTCGCAGACATAGCAGACCATAAAGGCCCTTCTACTGCGAATTTTTTAGCGTTTCCAGCATGTTGACCATTAGTAACTCCATCAGTTGCTGCACTAGGTGCTGCACTTCCTGATGTAGTAGGTCTCATGTAGGTTGAAAACGACCATTCTGCTGGGGCAAAAGAGTCCGTAAACATTGCTCGACCTCTTTTAGAATATCCAGCACTGGTGGCTGCTTCGTTCAGAGTAACCTCTGAAGTATTTGTCCCTTGACTGAAAGAAAAACCGTCTAAAACAGGTATCTCATAAAGAGCTGTTTTAGCTGTACTTCCGTCCAAGCTGTGGGTCATAAATACTTTGGTATCTCTACTAAAGAAAAATGCCATTCTTTTCTCCTATTTAATATCGAATCTCTAAGGTGATTTCTCCTACACCAAGAGGTTCGAGTACTCCTTCATCTGTGTCTACTGTACCGATTGTTGTCTGTACTGTAGAGTGAGATGCTCCTGTCGAATCGTAATACGTTAAGGGATCTTTATCCTCTAGTACTGTTTCAACATCTTCTAACAATTCTTCGAGTGCTTCGATAACATCATTGTCATCTGAAACGTAACATCGAACCGTTATTCTTAAAAATCTAAATCTAAACCCGCCTCCATCATATTCGCGGGTTTCTGTTCCTGCTCCTATATGTATTGCAGGAAATTCTACTACTTCATCCCAAAACTTTAGTCTTCTTTCTACGGTTGAGACTGCTGTTCTGAAAGGTTGCATTCCGTTAATTTGTTCTAGCTCTATGGCTAGTGCTTCTACTATGGCTCGCCTACGCGTGGTATGTTTCCTTGCTAGTGCTGTTTCCATTATAGTACTCTTACTCCGAATCTACCACCCAACATTCCGGTGGCTACTTGTCTTACTGATTTGTTTATTAATCTTTCTGGGTCTCTTTGAGGAGTGTGCATTTTTCCTCCTCTTGCAAAAGTCTCATAAGGATCATTTTGGTAACTAGTTTCTATCATTGTGTTACCCCCTCTTGGACCTTGCAGTACATTATCAACTCTTACTGAGTTTGCAAATCTACCCGTTCTAAATCTTAGTGCAGGTTCTTTCATATTAAGGGCAACTTGTGCGGGTAATACTTCATTAAGTAATGCTTTTAAAGCCATTGGATTTGTTCCTGCTGCTTGCTCTACGTGGTTTTTTCCTCTTGTTCTTTCCAACTCCTATACCTCTTTTAACCCCTTTTAAACCTCTTCCAGTTTTTACCTTTTGCGTAACTTTATTTCTAGTCATTCCTTGATTTTTGCTAAATAGTGTTTTATTTACTTTAAATCTCATATCTGCTCTAGTAGTATGGTCAAATAAAGAGCCAACTACCATTCTAGGTACTACTGTCTTAACAACATCTATCGGTGAGGGACTTCCTCCTAGCTTTGTTAAGTCGTAGGCATGTTTAACTCCCCACATATCTATAGCTTTTTCTAGTCTAACAAGGATTTGGCCTACTTTAGTATTAATAGTGTCTACTAATCCACCCGATCTACCTGCATCCCAGGCAGACATTGCTTCTCTATATTCGGCTTTCCTTCCTCTTGGAGATAGTCCAAATACTATCTGTATCTGAGGAGTTACAGCAAGTACGTTTCTAGACCAGCTTATTTTTTGTCCTATTTGTCTAGATTTAGGAATTATTTTCTTAAAAACTAAATCTTCAGGCTTTTGATCCCATCCCATTTGTACTTCTAACCAATCTGCTAAAGTATTTAGTCCGATATCGTATATCTTACTCCAATCTGTATCTTGATTGTAAACTGCAAGATCAGCTACCATATCCTCAATAGACTGAGTATTTTCTCTTCTAGGTATTTTATTTGTATCCAGTAATTCGTTAATGCCTTTAAGTGCTGATATAGTTCCCAGAGTAGTTTTTTTTTACCTGTAGAAATTACGTCTCCATGGTGCCCATCTGAAGCAGCCATAATTAAGTTTTCTTGTGCAGGGGTAAGAGTCATACTACCTATAAGTACTTTTACTAAGTCTTTTTTAGCTTGTGTAATAGCTTTTGATATTGTTCCATTTTGCTCAAAACCCGCGACTTGTGCTAAGTTTGTAACTACTAAACTATTATTTTCAATAGTAATTGCGTGAGCTGCACCACCTTTACCTGTTGAACCTGCGCTACCTCTTATATAGTTTCTAATACCTTTTGTAAATGTTCTGTACCCTTTTGCTGCTGATACAGTGGAACCTGTTATATGCTTTACTTCATTTACGTATTCTATAACTAATTCTCTTCTAAAAATTATTTGTTCTACTTTATTTTTACT